TCGTCAAAGGAATCGCTACCAAAAGCGTCATACAACCCAGGGACATCATGAGGGCTGAACAAAGTAATAGATAGGTTCTGGATAAATCGCTCATAAAATAACTTACTTAATTGAATACTGTAGTCTAGTTTTCTGACCCTGTTGTCTTCTGTTCCTTTGTTGTTTTTGAGGACGAGGATGTCTTCGATTTCTTGATGCCAGATAGGAAAGTGGACAGTAGCTGACCCTCCTCTGATACCGTTTTGAGTACAGCATCTGACAGTTGATTCAAGTTTTTTAAGGAAGGGAATAACACCTGTGTGTTGAACTTCTCCACCCCTGATTTTGCTGTTGATACCCCTGATGCGACCTGCGTTGATACCAATACCTGCCCTTTGAGCGACATATTTGCCAATAGCCATATCACTGCTAAAGATACTATCGAGGGTGTCATCAAGATCAACCAGAACACAACTTGCAAATTGGCGAATGGGGGTTCTAACTCCCGCCATGACTGGTGTTGGGATGTTGATTCTGTGCTTTGAGATTGCGTCATAATACTTTTTAATGTAATCTAATCTATAAAACTTGTCGTCATCTTGAAAGAGCGTTGCTGCTATCATGATGTACATGAACTGTGGAGTCTCAAACACTTCTCCAGTGCTACGATCCTGTACTAGATACTTGTCAGTTACCTGACGCATACCAGCATAGGTGAATAGCATATCACGTTCATGATCTATGTAACTATTTAAGGTTTCCCATTCCTCCTCAGTAAATCTATCTAAGATATGCTTATCATACACACCTAAATCGATACATTTTTTTACATGATCCTTAAGGATGGGATGTATATCAGGATGTCCTTTGTATACAGACTTCCTCAATCCAAAGAGAAGAAGTCTAGCAGCAACGAACTGATAATTAGGATTCTCCAACGTAATTAAATCATTAGCGGAGCGAATAAGAATCTCCTGAATATCTTTTGTCTCTATTCCATCAAAGAACTGGAGACCAGAATTCATTTCGACTGCTGACTCAGACACACCTGCTAATCCTCTGCAAGCATGCTCAACAATATGATGTACCCTCTCTAAATCTAGAGATGCGGTAGCACCATTTCTTTTCTTAACACTAATTGTCATACCTTTTTCCATTCGGTTAATTTAACTTGTGCTTCTAGCCCTTGGTACGTGTTTAATTCTACCAAAGATTTGACATCATGTCCAGCTATTACCATATCATTTATGTCCTTTTCCTTTATTTCATTTGGCCATATCACTACTGTTTCTCCTCTATTAATTGAGTTGGAGATTCGGTTAACGATTTCTCTGTTGCGAGGTTCGTTATCATAAACCCAAATATGATTGCTCCAACCAAACGTCCGATCACTAACATCGGACCCAGCCATCGCAATCGAATTATCCAAGAGGGTTGAGTCGAACGGTCCTTCGACAACGTAGATTTTTTTATCGGGATTGATCCTATTGAGTCCATAGATTTTGGGTTTGTTTTCATCCAACATGACAGTTATATAACGTAACTTGTCCTTTGGGTTTAAGGCACGACCTTGGAATCCAAACCACTCACCTTCCCTATCAATGAAAGGGATGATGATCCTTGGATGATCCTTGGTTATATTCGTGAAGGTAGGCTTCTGGGTGTTAACCCATGTGCAAAATTCCTCAGTATAATAGAACAACGAGGGATCTAACCTTCGCTTTGTGATGTACTTATAAGCAACGTGTTCAATATTTAGACTAGAAATTTTTTCAAGATTTCCATGCTTCTTAAACACTGGCTTTTTAAATTTTGGTTTCGGGACATAAGATCCTTTACCTGTTGTACCCTTCTTATATCTCTCCATGATGTACTCATCATAGAGATCTGGTGCCTGGTCTTTCAAGAAGTTTGGTAGAGTTCTGCCCACTCCACAGTTATGGCATTTAAATACCATGTCTGCTTTCACACGAAAAAAATACCCCCGTGCCTTGTTCCTATGTTTCTGTGAATCACCACAGTAGGGGCAACGGAAGTTATATAAATCTGTCTTCTTCCTAACAAACTTATCCAGTCTGCCAGATAGAAGCATTACATATTGAGCATCGACAAACTCAGACAACTCGATGGACTTCAGGAGTCCCTATCATACTAGCTGCTGGTGATTCTGTCAAGTTCCTTAAGGTTTTCTGTCCGATTGGACTAACGATGAAAGATATAACACTAAGAGCACCAAAAATAGACCACATCTTCTTCTCCATAATCTGAAGACGGTCATCAACTTTGCGTATATCTCTTTCACATCCATGTTTGATTGAAGCGGTTTCTCTTTCCACTAATCTCCGATTACTATCTAGTTTCTCAAACAATATATTATCTACCTTGTCTTGCTTATCTAACTTTTCATTATGGACAGCAAGAAGTTGCCCCATTTTTACTGAGTTCTCTTGGAGGCTAGTTACTACACGTTCTAACCTCTCTAACAGAGCTGTATTAACACTCTCTGCCATGACTAAGTATCCGCTTCTCCTTTTACCCCACCAACTCTAGCCTTCTTCTTAAGATCTTGAACCTTATTCTGAAGTTGCTTCTGTAATGCTTGCTTCTTAAACATTACCTTCTTCTTTTCTAATGCTTGTTTTTGCTGTACGATAGCCTGCTGTTGCTTCTTGTTATCGTCAGACTCGTTAACATTTTTCATATGCTTACTCCTTTTATCCATAAAGAACTTTCCAGCTTCACCAGGCATAATTCTTTCGACAGAAATATCCCCACGGTATCTATAATTAACAAGCAAACGTAATTTCTGTCTGAGTTCAGCAGGATTGTTTGCATATATGATGGTATCTATACCACCTTTAGGAATCTTAACTCTGTATTGGAACAGTCTAGATCTACCACCAGGAACTTGACGATCAAGAACCATAGGTCTATCGATCTCATTGTCCTCTTTCATTTTTTTCTTACGCTTCAGTACCTTCTTCTTGAAGTTCATGATGGGATCGATACCAGCATTAGGACCAGTCGCAGCTGCTTTGCCACTAAAACCTGCCCCTCCAGCAGTACCAGTTGTCATCATTTCTTCGTTCATATTCGTTCCAACTCCTCTTGAATAGAAGGATCTATTTCCAGTCCAGGAAGCATCCCTATAGGATATTTATTAAGATAGGAAAGTATAGTTTTTAAAATACCCCAATACTCTCTTTCTAATTTGTAAAAGAGTAGTGGAGTAGCTGCTTCGCCAAATACATTATAAAGAATAATTAGATGATTTATAATCAAATGTATCCTTAACTGACCACCTCTAACGTAACGTTTAAGTAAACGTTTGAGGTACTTAAATCTTTTAAGGTCTTCATCAAAATCCTCACGTGTTACACAGTGAGGATTCTCATAATGCTTAATGGCGAACAGAATGTAAGTGTCTTCATTCAGTTCGTCAAATTTCATATATTATTTAAGTCGTAGTGATTGTTTTAGTAGAACCAGATCCACCAGCACCAATAGTATCACCTAGAACGAATACTTTATCGGATGCTGTGTTTGTACCAGCGTCCTTGATTGTTCCAGAGATTGTTTGAGCACCAATTGTGTGTACCTTGTCTGCTGCAGCAGCAGTAAAGTCAAACTCAGCACGGTTTGTACCTGTTCCCCTAGCATATGTAGCAGTGATAGAAGCACTATCAGTTGTGTTAGTAACAACTAGTGTTGCACCAGCAGTAACATCTACCTTCTCGTTGTATATAACAACAACGGTTCCAGTTGCTCCAGCAGCATATGTTGTACCCTCAAAGAATACAGCAGAGATATCTGCATTACCAAGTGTATCAGTACCACGGCCACCAGCACCTACAAGACCATCAACTGCAACTAGAACTTCATCCCAGTACTCAGTCTGATCTCCTTTTTTGTAGTGTCTTAGAACCCAACCTTCTGCTGTAGCGAAAATGTTTGAGGGGTCTACAGCACCACCCTGTACAGCCCACTTAGGCTTTGCCTCATTAGCATCTGTGACTCCCCAAAGTGCCATGTTACTATACTCCAGAACTATTTTTTAACTAAGACTATTTATAAAAAAATGGGGTTTGAAACCCCATCAATTTAGCCTTCTAATAGTGCCTTTTGTAGTGCCTCTACGAGTTGATCATCAACTTTGTTTCCAGTCTTTGCAGCTGCCTTCTTAAGCAACTTAATTAAAAAATCTTTGATAACAGAGTCAAGGTCTTCAGGGATTCTATCAACTGCTTTATTGATTATGCTGATAGCGATTGGCATTAAAAAGTTAACCATAATTATATACCTATAGGTACTCTATATAGGCTTCACTCGTATCTTTTTTTACCACCTTTAATATATCCTGATCCTTTCTTATCGTAAAACTTCACACCTCTTTTCTTAACTTCACTTGCATGCTTTTTGAAGTCGGCAAACTTCTTTTTCTTTGCATCATCATGCCGCTTCTGTGCAGCAGCAATTATCTCTCTTCCAAGATCAGTTGTCTCTTCAATGTTTGTCATTTATACTTTCAGATCCTCCAATCGAAAATGGATTATACTTATCCGTTGCAATTCTATACATCTTTTCATGTATAGATTCCTCCTCATCTACACCAGGAGGTTGAATCTCTGATGGTGATGTATCTAATGGTTCGTTTGTTGCGATAGGCATTGAATCATGTGGATGAGGTTTATGAAACCAAGGGTCGTAAGGTATTTCTGGGAGACTCATGTTCCCAGTCCTTTACCCTTCTTATAATTATCTTCGCTACCATACCTCGCCACTGTATTGGTATAGTCTTTAGCAGATTTGAATCCAGCCTTCTTTGCCTTAGCAACATAGGCTTTCTTATCTTGTGCTCTCTTCAAATACTTACCAGTACCTGATGATGACTTAGCACCTTTATCTTTCTTCTTCTGTCTGCTACCACCCTGTCCTAGAACAGCACCAGCACCATGTTCCTTCTTGATCTTGTCAAGAACTATTGATAATGCTGTTGGTTTACCAGATGGTTTCTTAGTACCACCCTTATCATAACCCTTCTCTTTCTTAAGACGAGTTGCTTCTACCATCTCACCTTCTGGTTTATGCTCTGCTGCTAGTGCTGCATAAGGAACTGCTTTTCTATTCTTAATCTTCTTCTTCTCTACAGCATCCTTATGACGCTTAACACCTTTCTTAACAGCATCACCTACACCTTCTTCAACAGGAGCAGCATCTGACTTCTCTGATTTCTGATCAACAGATCTTTGTGCGGCTGCTTTCTTTTCTCTGAACTCCTTAGCATGCTTTCCCATAGAAGCAGTCACATGCATTTCATCAACTGTCTCTTCACTAACAGCCTTCTTAACCTTACCAGCAAATTTAAGAGTGCCACTAACACCTTTCTTAAATCCTTTTGCGAATTCCTTCACACGTTTCTCTGGTACTTTACCTGCTGCTCTTGCCTTATTGTGTCTCTCAACACCCTTCTTAACAGCATCACCTACCTTACCTAACAATCCTTTCTTAGAAGTTGGTTTCTGAGGTTGTGTTTTCTTAGCAGTCTTAACTGCCTTCTCTACCTTCTTAACTGTCGCTGCTTTCTTCTTAGGTGCTGCTTTTGGTTTCCTTACAGTAGCCTTAGCAACTGGTTTTGCTTTCTTCTTAGCAGGTGCTTTATCATTATAGTTAGTACTATCTTCAGTCTCACCAGACCTCTTAGGATATGACTTAGAGTACTCACCTTTACCTGTCTTCTTCTTAGCAGCATCAGACTTATCAACAGCAGCCTTCACCTTCTCATATGAAGGTGCTTTAACTGATGCTTTCCTTGCTGACCTTTCCTCATTGAGTTCTTCAATAGGATCGATAACAAAGTTAACAAAATCTTCTAGACCAACCTCATCAATGATCTGATCTAAACCATCCTCATTGATACCTTCTGCAAAGAAGTAATCAGCAGACACTTCTATACTAGCATTGATCCACTCTTCCGTTAGATCTACAGATTCAACTGCTAGATCTTTCTTATCCTCTTTCTCTTCACATTTTTGACATTCACAATCTTCTCCATGCTTGCTTTTCTCTGTAAGATCTGCTTGCTTTGGATTGATTTTAATTTTAGATTTCTTTTCTGAAAGTTCTCTAAAGGTAAGCATCACTCCTCCTCTAAATTTAGAATAGATTTAATTTCTTCGTCACTAAACAGACCAGACTCTACTAGATCATCAATGATCTCAGTCTCTTCTCTGTTAAGTCTCTTCTTAGCTTGTGCTTTGTATAGTCTTGATGCTTGAGCAGACTTCTTAGCAGCACCTTCTCTGTCACCAGCAGCAGCCTTCTTACCACGCTCAACATCTGCTTTCTTAGATGCCTTAAGTGCTAGGTCAGGAGAGATTTCGTTAACAATCTCTACTTCTTCCTTTTGATTTTTCTTCTTCTCTTTCTTTTCTCTGTCAGAAATCTTACCATCAGTGTCAGATTTCTCATACCACTTACCATCACCATCGTCGTCTTGCCAACGCTCTTTCTTATCTTCTTTTTTATCTTCCTTCTTCTTTTCCTGCACCTCTTGGTAGGCAGCAGTCATATCAGGAAGGGGGTCGTTGGTATGTAACATGTTATTGAGAGGTCTTGTCCTTTTTATTTATCTTCTTTACAAACTCTCCAGGAGTGAGTTTCTTAACGTAATCAGTGAGACTATCAGTACCCCACTCACGGCTAGATGGGTCAGAATAATCTTTAACTTCTACAATATCTTTCAACCAACTCCTAAAAATATTATCATGCTCATCAATAGAGATGACGTAATTGCTACCACGACTAACAATCTTAGAAAGGATCCCTGTGTTAATGTTTTCGACAATCGATCCTTCTTTAAATATTTCGCCATCAAAGTATGCCTCTCTTAAACCCTGCTCATCTAATTTAGGTGCAATCTCATACAAATGATATGAAACTTCATTAAAATCTTCTTGAACTTGTACTTGCATACCCTTCTGCACTGCCTTAAATAACTTCTCTTGATTATCAGGACTCATTGCTTTAGTAAGTCCTTTAACAAATGTTTCACCATCATTATCAGCAGCAGCCTTACGCAACTTAGACGCTGACATTCCTTCCACACCGTCAGCATCTGGATCACGATCACCAGCAGATACTACATTGATCTGATCAAAGTTATAAAGATTGCCATTATACTTTGTTGCTAATGAAGTAAACTCACTAACCCTATCACCACCAACTACTATATTAACCTCACTATATCCCTCCTCACCAACAGTCTTAAGCACATCAAATATAGTTCTCATCTCTTCATTATTCTGTATAGCCTCAGCATGATCTGGATATGCTTGCTTCATAAAACCTATCTTACTACCAACATCCAATGGGTTCTTCTTAGGATCTTCTGTTCTACTAGGATATATTCTATACTCTCCGTTCTTAGCAGAACTTGCTACCTTTTTAATTAAAGTTTCATGCCCAATAGTAGGTGGATTAAATCTTCCGAAAGTAATAGATATCGGACCTTGATCGCTCTGACCTTGGCCTCCTTCTTCTTCTGGGGGTGCATCTCCATTTTGACCTGCTATCTCTTGTGGAGTAAGTTTAACAAGTTTACCTTGCTTACTCATATGAGTTACGTTGCCTCTTACATCAGCAAATTTACCGTAACCAACATGGGTAAGTTGTAATTTCTCAGCTTCCTGTGCAGCAAGAGACTTTTTAGCCTCCTTCAAGAATGCACTAAACTTCTTCATAGGACCAATTTCTATCTAGATTAAAGTTTGCTTTACTAAATTCCCAACGATCTACAATCTTGTATGGATTTTCAGAAACAATCACGAACCCTTCATGCTTGGAGGGATCTCCATTAATAAAACATTCAACATTTCCATGTACCACAATTGCATCTAGTAGACGCTGCTTCAAATTGAGGATCATAAACCACACCTTAAAGGTATAGACATTAACCTCACTCTTATATTTATCATCTAACTCAGAGTACATCTGTTCAGGTGACATATCTTGCCACCAACCCACGGAAACATAACTGTTTATATGCTTAGAAATCTCCATCAAATAATAATTATATCCCTTCTTCTGGATAGGTGCTTTCATCTTCCAGACAGGAATGATGAATGGTATCAAGTGTCTCCATCCTAGTGGTGGCTTGATAGTTGCATTGTTAGTATCAACAAAGAAACAATCCTCAGTTGATTCTAAAGTGACACCAATCTTTGCCTCCGCTTCAGGACTGACCTCAGTATACTCTGTATGAGGTGCAACAACTATCTTCTGAGGAATCTCCTCTGGGAAGAGATACTCAACAGTATTAGGTTGGTACAATCTACCTTTCATACCAACACCTATCCAGTCTCCCTGAATGATACGGTCAGTACGAGGAAGATACTCCAAGCATAACTTAAGAATATCTGCCACTGGTCCTTTATGATTACATACTATATCATCAACAGTATAATTTATTTTAACCTGTCTCTTATTAAAGACTGACTTAGTACCAACAAAGAACTGCCCATTGGCAGGGTTAGTACCCCATACTATAGCAGGTGCTCCATCCCATTTGACTGACAACTTCGTTGCCTTAACCAATTCTTTTAGTGTCTCCCAAACTACCTTCCTTCCGTGCAAAACTGAATCTTCTGGATGACGAAGGTGCTTGTTTGGCATGTGTGTGTCTCGAATACCTCTGTATTATAATCCATTTCAGAGGGTTGTGTGCCAGTAGTGTGCCAGTTCTATATCTGGCTAACCTTATTGAATTTCACCGCAAGGTTAGTAAACTGTCCCATCTTATGATTAGCACCCACCTTATTAGTACGAGCAGTAAAATCCATCTTAACTTTAGTACCATCAACTAATTTGACAGTGAAGGCTTGCTTTCCACCCACCTTTGTTATCTCTGCACTGATTTTTTTAACAGCAGCAACTGCTTCAACAAGAAGATCACTTGCCTTATCCCTTCTTGCTGTATATTGAGTAGCCTTAACAACAACTAAAGGAACATCTTGCTGCTGTTGTGCCACCTTTTCTGTAATCCATGCCTTTGCTTTCTCAAAATTCTTTGGATCACCTATAAGTTTAATCAATTCATCTTTAATGATTGCAAGATTCTTATCATACAATTCATTATACTTCTTCTCGGATTCCCTATCTTGTTTTTCAAATACATATGTCTTTAATGCTAGGTCATTCTTACCCCACTTAGACTTATCCTCCTCTTCTATACCAGGTATCTCCATATACTGAGGCCATAATTTATCTTTTATCTTATCATAATCTTTAGACTTATTAAAATAATCAAAGATAGGTTTAACATACGTGTTGAGTTTTGGTTCATTAGTTTTTTCACTACCTGCTTTAAGTGAAACACCTAACCACTTATCATTCATAAACTGTACAAATATATCTCCAGGATGATTACTCATAATATCTGCAGGTTTAGCACGATAACCCCAAACAACTTTCTTAATCTTGTGCTTTCTATTTACTCCTTGCAACCATCTCAATATATTAATTGCGTTCTTGATCTTCTCCTCAAACTTACCTCTCTCAGCATTAGCAATGAAATCTCTACCTGCTAATGCATCCTTATCATTCACAAAACATTTCAAATCTTTACTCCATGCAGCCTCTATCTTTTGATGGAATTTTTTAACCTCCATCTTTGATACTGCAGTAATCTTTATACCTTTTTCAAATGCTATACATGGATATAATTCTGTTATAGAAGAATTTAAAGTGGTCTGTGACATACCACCCTTAGTTGGTTTATAGATGAAAACATATTTCATCTTATCTTTTGCATTTATAACCGTGCATGCCATCGATGATACAGATAGCTGCTCACGTTTAACTAACCCATTAAACTCTTTCTTCAATGCTTTCTCTACCCGATCACGAGAAGTTTCCCTATCGGTTGTCATAACATTATATTTTACTACAGTCTTTCCAGCTTGTTTTACCTTGACTTGTTCTTCAACATCATCAATGTCCTTAGCATTCCTTTGAAATTCTTGAAGTGCTCTGTTTAATTTAAGTAGATCACTCTCTTGTTTTATTGCC